TTAAGCGACTGCTCCGAGGTACGCCGCGAGGGTGTGCGAGGCGTGCGTGTCGAGATTTGCGCGGCCGCGGTCGTACACCGCGATCGTCGTCGAGATGTCCTTGTGCCGCATTGACACCTGCACCTCGCGCAGAGGGACGCCGGCGTCGATCGAGTTCACGCAGAACGAATACCGGAACGTGTGCGGGGAGACAGTCATCGCAATCCCGGCGACCCGCGCGACCCGCTTCACGATGCGGTCCGCCGACCGCCGCGTCATCCTCGTGCCGTCACGGCGCAGCAACAGCGGCCCGGACGTGCGGCCGGCGATCACCGCGTCGATCGCGCGCATAACCACCGGCGGCTGCGGCACCGTCGCGATGTCACCACCCTTCTGCACGAACTCCATCACCCGGTGGCCCTTGGAGAAGGACAGCACGTGGTCGACGTCGAGCGAGCACACCTCGGAGACGCGCATGCCGGTGTAGCCCATGATCACGACGAGGGCGTAGTCGACCGGGGAGCTGTCGTACGCGGCGCGCGCCACGGCCTGCATCTCCGCTCGGTTCAGGTGGATCTTCTCGCCCACGACGCGGCGGCGTTTCGGGATGCGCAGCAGCCGCGTCGGGTTCTTGATGATCAGGTCGTCGTCGACGGCCAGCTCGTAGAACAAGCGCAACGTGCCCAGGCGGTGCGCGACAGTCGTCGGGCAGTTGCCGCGCTCCTTGGCGAGGTACTTCGCATACACCTCGAGGTGCTGGCGGCGCAGCTGGAACGGCGAGAGGTGGTGGCGGTCGCACCACTCGAGGAACCGGCAGAGGTCGGCGGTGTACCGCTCGCGGGTCTTGCCGTCGTAGCGGGAGAGGAACGAGGCGACGAACAGGTCGACGTCGAAGCGGTCGAGGGTTTCGGTCGCGGCGGGTGCGGGCAGACGGGTACCGTCAGGCAACGGTCATCACTCCAAGCTCAGGATTGGATGGTGGCAAGGCCCCGTTCGGTGTTGGTAGCACCGGGCGGGGCCGCTTACGTTCAGCGACGGTACCCCCGAATCGGACTGTCCGCCACGACGTTTGCGCACACGCACCAGGTCGGTGCGCCAACGCACGAAGAGCGCCCCACCTACCCGAAGGCAGGTGGGGCGCTGTGGCGCGATCCGACAGCAGGGGGGTTGCGTCGAGCCGCGATCGAGACTGTACCGACCCCCACCGACACGTCGCATTGCATCGGGTCAGGACCCGGTGAACACACCGGGCAGCAGAGACCAGAACCACGGCTGGTAGAAGATCCACGGCAGCATGCGACACACCTCCTCCCCCGACTCGGCGTGCGGGTACCGTCCGCCGGGTGACGGACGGTGAGCGGTGGGGTCGCGCGGAGCGGTTGCTGCGCGCGCTGCGGCGGCGGCTGGCGGCCGAGTACAACGGCGCGCACGTTGCCGACGGCGGGTGGACGGCCGGCCCCGAGGAGCTGGGCGCGCTGGCCGCCGAGGCGGAGCAGGCGCGCTACGGCCGCGGCGAGGTAGCCCTCGACCTCGAGGAGCGGGTCACCGCGTGGCTCGGCCCCGGGTGGGACGAAAGTCCGGAGCCGGACCCGTGGGGCCGACCGGGACGCGAATAGCGTCGATCGCATCCCGGACGACCTCGACGACCGGGACCCCGAGCACCTCGGCCCGTCAGGTGCAGCCGCCCGTCCAGCTCCTCCGGAAGCCGGAGGGTCATCGCCTTCACGAGGTCGTCAGACGCGCGGGGGCCAGGCCCAGGTGCGCGGGCCCTTACCCTCGCTGACGCTGCACGCCCAGAAGGTGTCCGTCCCGTCGAGCAGCACGTGCAGGTTCGCCGAGCCGGCGGCTTCCCAGACCCGAATGACGACGGCGGGGAAGACGTCGCCCTCGCGTACCTGGTTGCCGACGTGCGCGACGTACCCGGTGTCGCGGTAGTCGTCGGTCTTGCGGTGCTCGGCGAAGTCGGCGCGCCGCTTGGTGATCGCGGCGGCGTCGTCCGCGCTGAGGGTGTAGAGGACGGTGCGTCCGATGCTGAGTGTCATGGTGCGTCTCCTTCTCGTGACATGCGAAAGCCCCGCACCAAGTCGGTACGGGGCCAGTTGTGGGGCGGGGGGCGGGCGAACTCGTTGTAGTGCTCGCGGCCGCGTTACCCCCCTATGCCGGTTGCAGCTTTCCGGAATCCCCGGACGGTTCGAGCGGGGCATAGGCACCGCTATCGGGCGGGCGAGCCGTCCCGCTCGATGCCGAGGAACGCGACCATGTCGAAGTCCGGGTCGGGTTCGACAGGGGCGGCAACCGCCTGCAATGACAGTGCCGTGATCGCGGCGACATCGTCGGCAGCCACCACCACGCTCGGGTCCGGGGCCGTGTACTTACTCATCACGCCACCTGCTCTCGAACGGCTTCGATCATGAACGATCCCGTAACAGACATGCACTGTTCGGCGTACTCCTGGCCGCCCGCGTAGTTGTAGTGGATGCCGTCTGTCGACGTCCGCGCGGCCTGCGGCGTCTGATTCGGGGCCGCCTCGGAGCCGGAACCGTAGAAGAACGGGTCGGCCGGGTTGTTCGTGTCCACGTAGCCGACGACGTCCTTGCGGGCGGCGACCACATCGAGGTACCCGGCGCGGGTGCGAGCGACGTTGACGTTGGTCAGGTTCTCGGCGGCTCCGGGTTCACCGAAGTTGTACGGCTCCGGCCCCCACAGCACGAACCTGATGCCGGGGTCCCACGAGCTGATCTTGTTCAACCCTGCGGTCAGCTTGTCGATGACGTGCTGCTTCGACTGCCACAGCTCGCCGTCGTTGATCGTGCCGTTGATGAGGATAAGTCGAATCTTGTTCTTGCCTATGGCCTTGATCTTGTCGATGTTCGAATCGTGGAAGAACGGGACGGGGTTGCCCGCCGTGCCGTTGGCCGGTCCGTCGATGTTCTGCCCGCTACCGTTGTTGAGGAGTCCAGTGCCGCCCTGTCCCATGCGGACATGCGCCCACCCGGTGCGTTCCTGAATCCAGTCGCAGATGCTCGCCGTGGAGTACGTCTCGGCGGACCCGGCGACGTACATTCCCGACCCTTCGAGGAAGGAGTCCGACAGCGACAGCATCAGCGTGCGATCGGGTGGTCTGCGCACCATTGCGGTGCCGGGTATGACCAGTTGGTAGTAGGCGGCGTTGGCCTGCCCGACGAAGCGAATGCGGCGGGTCCGGCGGGTGGCGAACTTGATCAGCCGGAACCCCGTCGAATCAGCTCCGGTCCACACCAGCGGTCGGGACCGCAGCGGGCGCATGACACCCGCTTCGTCGGAGACGTACACCTGCGAGTCGTAATGCCCTCCGGTGAGAGCCGTCATGAGCGCCAGGACGTTGCCGCTGATCTCCCATTCGAGGTCGATGACGGCGCCGAGGGTGCGTGGCGTAGGTCGGTTCATCCCGCCGCCTGCCACGTTGGACGGGTTCACCGCCACCATCTGGGAACTCTGCGTGTTCTGCTGCGTGGTCGAGTTCCACGGAACCGTTTTGATGCTGGCGGAGAAGTCACCGCCCTCGTTGTGGTCGGTGGTGTACTTGTCCACCAGCACGTCGGAAGCGGGGTAGACCTCACGCGAGTACGGAGTCCACAGGTCCCGCAGCCTCACCATCCGCACATAGTTCTGGTCCGCGACCGCTTTCGAGAGCTTGGTGTCGACGACCTCCGACAGCCCGGCCGCAGCCTCGAGCGTCGCGTACCGCTGGTCACCGACCGTCGCCACACGGGTGTCGACGGCGTCGCGGGTGACGCCGGCCGTCGAGACCAGCGGAGCCACCGCGGAGTTGGTGACGTTCGCCGACGGGGCGGCCACGCGGCCCACCTCCGACTGCGCCGCCGGATCGTCCTCGGGCCCGGCGAGGAACACCAGCTCCCCGTCGTCGTTCTGCACGTCGACGACGCCGTACCCGCGGGGGCCTCGAATGATCTGCACCGCCGTCGACGACGGTGCGACGTTGATGTGGTCCGCGAGGTTGATCTCGCCGCCTGGCACCGCGTAGAAGAAGATGTCGTCGACCTGGACGGCCTTCGCGCCGTACTTGACGTTCTCGAACTTCGCCCGCCACTGCAGTTCGGACATGTTCGTCGTCGTCGCGTCGGGCGCCGGCACCTTCACGTAGTCCCGGTCGCGATCGACGATGTCGCCGAGCGGACCGATCTCGACCTCGATGCGGGTGAGCGCCTTGAGCTTGGCGACCCCAGCGTCGTTGTACTGCAGCATCTTCCCCGGCTTGACCATCGGCTCGAGCGCCAACGTCGCCGACAGCGGCACCGAATCGGGATGGTCGTCGGCGTCGACACCGTCGATCACCAGGGCGGTGAGGTTCACCCTCACCAAGCACGAACCCAGCGGCATGGCAGATCAGTTCCCTTCGGTCGTGGTGCCGCCGGACGGCGGCGGGTCGGGCTCGACGATCGGCTCCGCGTCGATGACCTCGGGCCCGGGCACGGGCTCGAGGACACCGACGAACGCCGTCACCTTGGTGGCGCCGTCGACGGCGACCGATACTTGCTCGGTCGCCTCGTCGTAGGTGACGGTCACCCCGCCTTGCAGGTGCTCGAACGAGATCTCGTGGGATTCGGGCACGGCGGGTCTCCTACTCGGGGTCGGGATAGTCGGCGGCGCGGAGGTAGTCCCAGCCGCCGGAGTTGACGAGGAAGAACCGGTCGACGCCGATGGTCACGTACCGGTTGTCGACCCCGCGCGGGAGCACGTTCGACGAGTCGACGTACTGGCACAGCGTGGTGGCCGCACCGTTCGCGTCGAGGCGCGACGCGGTGTAGACGTTGCCGACCGCGGAGAACCGGAACGTCGTCCCGGCGCCGACGGTCATCGACGCCGACGCCAACGTCGCGCTGGACGATCCACGGCGCTGGATGGACACCGAGTCCTCCCGCACCGCCATGACGATGCAGTTGTAGCCGGAGGCGTCGGATCGCAGACCGAGGTACGACGGCCGCGAGTTCACCGCGACGAGCGTCGACTCGACCGCGTGGTCGTCGCGGTTCAGCCGGCGGGTGTACTGGTAGTTGGCTTCGCCGTCGCTCGACCCGCTGACCTGGAACACACCGTTGCTGATCTGCGCTGCGATACCGGAACGGCGCACGAGAGCAGACGGCATCGTGCTGCCGTCGAAGTTCTCGTAGTACGCGGTCGGCGCGGGCACCGGGATCACGAGGGACGGTCCGATGCCGAGCCAGGGCAGGGTGTCGTTGGAGAAGTCCAGCGAGCCTGCGGACAGCGTCGTCCCGGCGGTCATGGCCGTCGACCGGCCGAATCGGGTGTTCGGCTTGGCCGGGTGCAGCAGTCCGTCGCGCTGCAGGCCCGCGAGCGTGATGCCGTACAGCGGCCGGACGCCACCCGAGCCGTACTGGTGGATGCCGACGAAGATCGTCTCTCGGTCCTCGATCAGCACCCCGTCGGGAATGGTGACCACGAATTCCCCCGACCCGGACCCAATCACGGCGGTCAGCTCGTCGGAGACCCACAGGATCACGACGTTGCCGTTCGTCGGGTCGAGTCGGCCGATCATCACCTGCATCGGGCACGGCGACGTCACCGGGCCGGTGGCGAAGGTGAACGACTCCCGCAGGCCGCCCCACGTTGCCCGGATGAAGCCCGCCGTAATCGTGTTCGCCGCCGGAACGAACGTCGCATTCGAGACCTGCGGCGACGCGCTGAACGTGTCCGAGTGCGTATGGCTGCCGAGGTTCTCGAGGCCGGTGTTCGACCCACTGGACGGGATGGTGTGACGGTGCGACCCGAGTGAGGTGGAGGACACCGCACCCGAAAGGCTCACACCCGTTACCCGCGGTTGCAACAGCACCCGGTCGAACGTCATCTCCGAGTTGGTCATCGAGTGCGAGAAGGGCCGCAGCGGCAGGCCCTCTTGGAACGTGATGACCGACGCCTGCACGGCCTCGACCTGATTCTTCACCGGCGCGATCGCCCCGGACACCGCACCCGCCACGGCGCCGGTGGCGGCGTTCGTCGCCTCCGTCACCGCGGTGTCGACGGCGTTGTCGGCAGTCTGCTGCGCGGTCTCGGCCTTGACCGTGGCCTGCTGCACCGCGGTCATGTCGTTGTTGCGGACCGAGAACGAGGCGAACCCGGGCGAGAACTGCGGCACCGCGAGGATGCCCGTCCACGTCGACAGCGAGAACCCGGACGTGCGGTGCGCCGTGTCGATCGGGAACGAGGAGGTGTCGGTGTGGTCGAGGATCACCACGTCGTCGATGACCACCTGATACCGGGTGCCGGCCATCCGCAGCTCGGGGGTGGACGAGTTCGAGTACGCGCGCGAGGTGGTCTTCCACTGCGTGCGGTTCATCGTCAGGCCGGACCGAGTGAAGCGACCGATGTTCGTCTTGTCGCCGAAGAAGTCGACGTAGACGCCCTCGGTCATGTCGGCGTTGCACCGTCCGTACAGCGACGTGCGCGGGTTCGGCGGGCACCCGCGCGGGTGCACCACCGCGGCGACGCGGTAGTCGTTCGACGTCGCCAGGAACGGGCACCGGGCGTAGCGGGTGCCGTCGTCCGGGAGCGCGTTCCGGCGAACCTGTGCGGCCTGGTCGTAGACGCCCATCGGCTCGCCGTCGCCGAACTGCACCCAGTTGGCCACCACACCCGGCTCCGGAGAGCCCAGCGTGGTCTCGTTGTCGCCGCGCTTGAAGTTGTCGAAATACTCGGCGCCGACGGCGATCTTGTTCTCGATCGCCGCCACCCGCGACGCCAGCGCGACGTCGCGACCGAACAGCAGGTTGGCGAACGTGCCGAGGTCGGTGAGATCGCCGTCCTCGACGCCGGTGAGCGCCTCGACGATGTCGCCGACCACCGGGATGTCGCCGGTGATCGCCGACAGCGCGCCCAGTCCCTCGCCGCCGGAGAGTATGTCGAGCATCTGCTGCGGCAGCGACGCCTTGCCCGCGGTGCCCTCGAAGATCGCCCCGAACACCAGATCGGCGGCATCCTGCGTCGCGGTGAGGTCACCGCGGTTGCCGAAGGCGTCGAGTTCGTCGCCGGACGCGGAGTACTTCATCGGCATCTGCTCGTACCGCTCGGCCGGGTACGCCTCGAAGTCCGGTGACGCCGACAGCGGCCGCTCGAAGTAGTCGTACGTCGACGACACCTACGCCACCCGGGTCAGGCGCACCCGCAGCTGCGCGAGGTCGGGGCGGTAGGACCATCCCAGGGTCACACCGGCCTTCTTCACCGCCGACAGGTACAGGTTCACGATGGTGCCCGGCTGCACGACACCCTCGGCCGAGCCCGGCTGGATCGCCACATCGGAATGCGCGCGCAACGCCACCTCACGCCACCCTTCGCCGTCCTGGCCCTTGCCGTAGCCGACGATCGCGCCGGACACTGCGTCGTCGCGGCGGATCTCGAGGTCGATCTGGTGGCCGGCGTTCGACTTCACGTCGACGCCGCCAGAGAAGTCGAACCGGTACGGGTACGTCTTCGCCGGGATGGTCACCGCGACGAGCTGCTGCCGGGTCACCGTCGACGCCTTGTCGAAGGCGGCCGGGAACCCCGACGGGGGCACCACGTACTCCTCGATCGCCGACGGCGGGTCGAACCAGTGCAGCTTGCCGTCGGCGCTGCGCCACCGCAGCGACTGACCGTCCGTCGGGTCGCCGTCGACGTCGACCGAATCGATGACCGACCCGGACGGTCCGGGCGGGCCCACCGGTCCCTCGGGGGGCTCGGGCAGGTCGAGGTGCAGCGCGTACGGGCCGCCGGCGGAGCCGGTGATCTCCATGACCGCGTCACCGGCCACGGCGCCGTCGTAGGAGACGGTGCCCGGCTGCAGCGTCGGCGGGTCGCCCTTGTCGCCCTTGAGGCCGTAGGCGTTCTGGTAGACCACCCAGCCGTCACCGCGCCAGACGTACTGGGCGTTGGTGTCGGTGTTGCGGTACGCCCAGTTCAGCTGCGCCTGACCGTAACTCGTGCCGAGCGCGGTCAGCTGCGCGGTGGTGCGCTCCCCCTTGTGGATTGCCCCGGGCGGGCCGGCGGGGCCCGGCTCACCCTGGTACGCGGGCAGGCCGATGACCGCACGCTGCGCCGAGCCGTCCTGGCGGCGGCGCACGTGCAGGTACGTGTCCGTCATCGGCGGCATGTCGGGGGTCTGCGGTATGCCGTAGATTTCGAGGTCGACGGTGATCGTCTCGATCGGGTCAGTTGCCATCGCCGTTGTCTCCGTCCCGTGCGTCGCGCTCGTGGGCGCGGACCTTGTGCTTGAGCGAGCGCAGCGCGGCCTCGCGGGTTTCCTCGAGCGCGACGATGCCGGTGGGGCGGTGCATCAGCCGGAACGCTTCGTCGTCGCCGATGGAGCGGATCTCGATCTCACCGAAGTCGGGGGTGACCTCTATGTCGAAGCGGGTGACCCACTCGCCCTGGTCGTAGACGACGTTGGCCTGCCAGTTCAGGATCGCCTGGGCGAGGTGGTTGGTCAGTCCGTTCTGGCCGCCGGGCAGGTTCGCCACCGTGCCGTTGGCGAGGGGGACGGCGGTGAGGAACGATCCGAGGTCCTGGACCTCGGGGTCGCCGATCTTGAAGCGGGGCTTGACGACGTCGGGCACTACCGCGGCTCCTCGTGGTCTGCGAGCGCCGGCGCGCGCGGAGGCATCCGCGCGGCCATGAACTCGTGGAAGGTGATGTGCACGGGCGGCGGGAAGTCCCACCCCTGCTCAGCTGAGTAGATGTTGTGGTCGCGGTGCCAGCGGGCGTCGTACTCGAGGTAGTCGTCGTACAGCGCCGCCGTCTCCGACAGCGCCCGCACCCGCCTGTCCAGGGTGGTCACCTGCCGCTTGAGGTCGGCCAGGTCCGCGGCCTCGGTGACCCGTCGACGCTCGGCACGGTTGCGGAACCACTGTCCGCCGGGCAGCACCTTCGCCCAGAACGTCGACCCCTCCGCGAGGGTCTGGCCGATGTACCGGTACGCCACCGCCGCCCCGATCACGTACAGAATCCACGGGTACTGATCGACCAGTCGTCCGATCTCAGCGGGCATTGGCGGACCTCCATGCGTTCATGGAGCTGCGGTAGAGCGCGGCGTGCACCACCGCGGCGCCGACGATCCACCCCAGCCCGGTGCGGAAGCCGAACAGCGACGAGTCCGTCAGTGACGCCCGCTCGAGCACGTCCGCCAGCGACCCGATGCCGAAGACGACGTACACCGCGACGAGCAGTCCGTGACCGACGGCGCACACCCGCCAGCGTCCGAAGTGTGCGCCGACCGCCCCCACGGCGGCGCACAGGATGAAGAGGTACCCCCAGGTGTCGAGCGGCGCGGCGCGTTCGACGGACGACAGCACGGCCGGGACCGTGTCGGCGGGCATGGCGACGTAGTCGAGTCCGCGGAAGAACGCGACGGTCAGCATGCCCATCTGGACGAAGAAGGCGTCCGCGCTGTCGATGCGGAAGTCGGCGCGCAGGCGGATGAAGCGAGCCGCGAGCGGGAAGCTCGCGACTCGCCGGAGCACCCGGCGCCGCCACCGCACCATCAGTCGCCGTCGACGCTGGAGACGCTGCCCGTCGGATCGATGACCGGGACCGCGACGGGGATGACCGGGGCGGTGGACGGCAAGCCCTTGGTGGCGCCGAGGTTCAGGGTTCCGAGCGAGGTCAAGACGGAGACGAGGGCGGCGGTGCCGGCGAGGGCGAGGGCGTTCTTCCAGTCGATGTCGGCCCAGCCCCCGGCGACCGGGATGGCGCCGACCAGGGTGCCGGCGAAGGTGCGGGCCGCGCGGTCGAGTATGTCGACGAGCGGGTTGCCGGAGGTGAGGGCGGCGGCGGTGCTGACCGCGACGAGGACGGTGACGAGGGTGGCCAGGCCTGCGGAGCCGAGGACCTGCGTCCACGACACCGACAGCACGGTGCCGGCGAGAAGGAACAGCGTCACGTTCTGCACGAACGTCTTGACGGCGCGGTCGGTGAGGTCGAGGAAGAACGCCTTGGTGCCGAGGGCGGGGCCGAAGCTCACCTCGGTGGTCGCGTGGGTCATGACGGTGGGTCCTTTCGTGGTGGTGCGGGGGTGGGTGGATCAGAGGAAGCCGAGGGGGGTCGTCGGGGCGACCCACTCGACGGTGACCTCGTCGTCGGTGTCCAGGCCGAGTCCGGCCAGGACCGTCGGGGAGACGTCGACGACGCGCTTGGTGGGTGCCGGGCCCCAGTCGGCCGGCCGCAGGACGACCGAGCGGCCGCCGCCGGTGACCTTGACCCGCTTCGAGGCCAGGACCGTCTTGAGGCGCATCTTCTCGGCCGGGGTGATGTCGGTGCGGTCGACCGGTCCGACCCATCCGGGTGTGCCGGTGCGGTGCTGCGCCAGCCCGACGTACCCCCACCGCATGGCGCAGTAGAACGGGTCACGGGGGTTGTCCGCCGGTTCGCCGGAGACGCCCATGTTCCGGCCGCGCGTGGAGGCGTCACCCGGGGTCGCGAAGTGGCTGATGCCGCCGACCCACTTGTTGTCGCGCGGGGTGAGCTGCCGCTCGTCGTCGGAGGGGACGTACCCGGCCGGGGCGGGCGGGGCGGGCGCCGGGGCGACGGGCGCGCGGGGCGGCGAGATCGGCCGCACCTTGCCGGTCTCCCCGACGAACGCGATCGCCGAGTTCGTCGCCGCGGTCCAGTAGACGACGCCGTGCTCGAAGCGCTGCCACTTGCCCTCGGCCCAGTCCATCTCGTCGGACAGCGGCCAGCCCAGCTCACCGCGCTCGTAGTCCAGGGAGGCGTACTTCTCACGGATGGTGCCCTGGACGATGTAGGCGTTGACGGTGGTCGGTTCCTCGGCGCGGTCGTAGACGGTGCCGTGCTGGAATGCCTGCACGACGCCGCCCGCGACGGGGCGGCCCGTCGATCGGGTGAACGGGAGCAGGTCGAGCTTGGGACCGCGCGGGTAGCCCAGTCGCCCGGCCTCGTAGCCGGTGGCGGCGAAGGCGTCGCCGATCGGGCCGAACGGGATCGCGTACGCGGCGCGGCCCTCGTCGACGGTCGGCGACCAGTACACCCACCCGTGCTCGTACTGGGCGAAGCGGCCGGCGCCGTCGGGGGTGGTGACCTCGCGGCCGTCGGAGACCTTGGCGCCGAGCCAGTCGTTCGCGGCGCGGCACTGCTCGATCACCGTGGGCAGCGCGGGGTCCGGACCGGCCGGGACGACGTCGGTGCCCTCCCGGACGAAGCGGTCGACGTGACCGGCGTAGACGTCCCAGGGGAAGTTGTCGCCGACGTCGGTGTGGCCGGGTCCGCCGAGCACGGCCATGTTGATGCCGCGGTGGTCGGTGAGGCCGTTGCGCTTCGAGCGCAGCTCGTCCCATCCGCGCACCACGGGGTCGAAGCCGTACTTGCGGGCGTCGAGCACCTGCAGGTACGCGGCGATCTCGATGGCGTTGCCCATCCGGTCGAGCCACTCCTGCTTGGACCACCGCACGAACGACCCGGCGAAGCAGACGTTGACGACGCGGCCGTTGGCGTTGCCGACCGACCACGAGGCGTCGTCGGTGTCGACGACGGCGACGACGTTGCGGTCGTTGTCGACGGTGTAGTGGTAGCTCACCTGCGAGGACGGGTTGCACAGGTAGTTCGCCAGGGACGCGGCGGTACCGGGACCTTCCTGGGTGTGGATGGCGCCGAAGCGGATGTCGCGGACCGGGCGCGCGTGGTGGTGCGGGGACCACTGGATGCGCTCGTCGTAGGCGGGTTTGGGCATGGTGGGGCCTCCGGATCACTGGTGCTGCGGTGGTGGGGGTGCGCTACGTGCCGAGCGCGACGCGGGAGAGCCAGGCGCCGACGCGGCGGATCTTCCCGAGCGCGAGCGCGCCCGGTTCCTTCTCCGCTTCGCCCGACCCGATCTGCAGGGTGAACTTGCCGTGCACGCTGCGGGAGTACTCGTAGGAGATCTCCATCAGCTTCTCGACGCGGATCTTCCCGCTCGGTGTCTCGTAGCCGACGGGATAGCCCTTCCGGACGTCGCGGCCGACGAAGTACGGTGCGCCGTGGGAGACCTCGACGGATTGCGAGACGAAGCCGCGGTGGTCGTAGAGGGTCTTCTTCATCGAGGCGAGCGCGTTCAGAGACAGGCCCGTCACCGACGATTCGCCGAACGCCTCCCGGAACCGCCACGGTCCCGCCTCGCGGGCGAGCCGCAGATCTTCCTGGGAGTGGAACGCCATCACGACGTCCTTGACCTGGTCTTCGAAGATGCCGAGCTGCAGCACCGGGAAGCCGGGGATGATGCTGCCTGCCGCCGAGGAGATGACGCCGAGGAGCAGGTTCGCCCCGGTGACGATGGCCTGGTTCAGCCAGTCGGGTGACTTGCCGCCCACGGTCACCTTGGTGGCGAACGGGATGTGCGTGACCTCTTCGACCTTGTCGATCGTCGAGTGCTCACCGGCGCGGTATACCGGGATGGCCTCGATCTCGGGGTCCCGCTCCCCCGGTTTCAGGATCGGGTACGTGATCCACTCGATGGCGTCCTGCGCCATGGCCAGGCCCGTGCGGATGAGACCGCCGATCGCGTTCCCGGAGAATGCGATCGGGTCGCCGAGTGGGACGAAGTCGACGATCATCGTCGGCCGGTCGAGGACGGTGAACTCGGGGAACGGTTGCTCGTGCTCGCCGGGGTTGAACCACGTCATCGTGATCGAGAGGTTCTCGACCTGGCAGATGTCGAGGGCCCAGTCGAGGAACTTGTCCATCCGAGCGACGCCGGGCAGCCACCCGGTGCCGTCGGCCAGACCTTTCCGGCGCGGGTTGACCATCAGCGGCCACATCGCGTTGCGGAACAGGTTGTAGGTCTGCGGGTCGAGCAGGTCCCCGGACGGGATCGACCAGAGCGGTGCCTGCACCCGAATGAGGTTCGGCGTCAGCGCCATCGAGAGCAGAGTGGCCGCCGGGGCGAAGCCGCTCCACTCCTTCGGCCACTGGAACTCGGGTGGGAACCACGCATTCGGGTAGATCCGATACCAGTTCAGGAACTCGATCGGGTGCACGGCGACGATCTGAATGAATCGCTTGCGCGTCAGCCGATCTCGCACCCGAGCGAACGTGGTGGTGAACCACACCGTCTGATACTCGGGCAGGTCGACGACGATGGGCCGGACCGCGTACTGCGACTGGCCGTAGAAGTACTCCTCCCAGACCTCGTTGTCCGGAACCGTCATCGTGAGGCTGCCGGCGGCGTTCTCCTTGTCGTTGAACTTGAGCTCGCCGAAGTCGCCGCACGGGGCGTAGAGGTCCATGAACTTGGTCATGAACCGCACCCGCGGGCGCGGGTTGCCGTACGTCGCCTGCTCCTGCGCCGCCTCGGACTGGTACTGCGCGTACGCCTCCCGGCTCACAGCAGACCCTCGTGACGCTGCGGGACGGTCGCCCACAGCTTCGTCGTCGGGCCCGCGCCCGTGATCTGGAACCGCACGCGCGTCACCTCCCCTGCCGGGATCGCCTTCGGGAAGTACTGGGCCTTCATCTGCGCCCACAGGCTGCGGCCGCGGTCCGACGAGCGGGCCGCGCGCTCGCGGATGGTCTGCACCCGGGTGTCGGTGTCGATGAATATCTCGCGTCCGACGCCGATGGTCACCGGCATGGTGACGTCGTTGCCCGCGTACACCAGCCGCAGACGGCCGGGGCCGGTGAAGACGAACTTCGGCCACCCCGGCGACTGCGGCCCCGGGTAGAGGTAGAGCACCCCGGTCCCCGCGCCCGTGGTGTTGGCCCACTCGTCCTCGTCGTCCTTCGACCGGGCGTGCGGCTTGTCGGCGATGAGCATGGTGTCGAACGTCGCGCCGTTCGCCGACGCCGGGTCGGAGCCGTACGCGGGCTTGAACGACCCGCGCCGCGCCGCGACCATGCGCCACCCGGTGCCGGTGGTGAACGCGCACAGCCACCCGAGCCGGTCGCGCGGGACGAGGGACTTGAAGTGCTCCTTGCGGCGCTGGAAGTCGGCGTTCGAGGTGCCGAGAATGTGGATCGGCAGATCGATCTCGCCGTGGTCGACGACGCCGCCGAGGTAGTTCTCGCCCTCGTCCATCGCGGCCGCGTCGAACAGTGCCTTGACGTCGACGTGGCCGAGCCCTTCCGGGCCGGACCCGACCCAGATGCCGGGGTCCCCGACGACGCCGTGGCCCGACAACGGGACCACGACGCCATTTGGGGACACCCACTGCAGGATCGACTTGTCCGCACCGATCATCCGCCCCAGCCTCCGATCGACGCCGCGTCGGAACGCGCCAGGTGGTTGAGTTCGGTGAAGAGTTTGCGGACCAGCTCATCGATCGACATGGTCTGCACGTCGCCCATCTGCACCAGCGGCCCGGCCGGGGCCTCCGCCGGGGGCGGCTTCTGCCCCTCGGCGCCCTGCGGATCGACCGGCGGCTGCGCGAGCGCCGGCGACGGCTGCGACACCGGAATGATCGGCAGGTCCGCGAAGTCGCCGAACCCGAAGAAGTCCAGGGTGTCCCCCAGGGTCTCCTTCGCGAAGTTCGACGCGGTCTCCCCCGCGTAGTCCGACAGCGACATCGACGACGCACCCGACGACGAAGACGGCGTCGACGAGGAGGACGGCGTCGACGAGGACGACATGCCGGCCGACGACGAGGACGACGTGCCGGCCGACGACGTCGACGGCTCGGTGGTCGACGACGACGCCGACCCGGTCGAAACGTCCGGCGACCCGGCCGACCCCATCTCGGTGTTCAGGTCCACCCCGGGCAGCGCGTCGCCGCCGACGAAGAACTCCGGCGGCAGGTGCGCGTGATCGGTGAACGACGGATCGTCCGCGCCGGCGGCTGCGCCGCCGACCTGACCGTTGCCGCGGCCGCCGCCCATCTCGACGTTCGTGCCGTCGGGCAAGGTGCCCGCGGTGTGACCGCCGTACGGGCCGCCGTTGTACCAGCCGAGGTTGAACGACCCCGGCGGGCCCAGACCCGGCTCGAAGCCGCGCTCGGCGAGCGCCTCGGCCATGTTCCCCGTCGCGAACCGGGACCCGAACGGGTCGCGGCCGGTGGCGAAGTTCGCCAGTGCCGACATCGCCCCGGAGCAGTCACCCCAGTTGACGCCGCCCCAGACGTAGTCCGCGCCCTCGAGGCCGTTCTCGCGGGGGAACCGGTTGAGGTCGTCCGCCGAGATGAGACCACCACCGGCCAGGCCGGGCAGCATCCCGGCCAGGAACTCCGGCGAAGGTACCCACCCGGCATTCAGCGCCGCGACCACCGCCGCGCCGCCGCCGGTCATGGCGTCTTCCTTCACCACGCCCTCACCGGCGGAGACCCGCACGATCGGCATGCCGCGACCGTCGACCCCGAGGAGTGAGTCGGAGGTGCCGGTGCCGGGCCCGAACAGGGTCCCGTCGCCGCGGCGCCCCGCGATGGTGCCGCCGGTGCGCAGCGACTGCAGGGTGTAGGCGAACGCGCGGACCGTGGTCATGCCGGGGATCGAGAACCCGAAGATCTTGTCCGGGATCTTGGCCAGCAGGTTGCCGATGCCACGCAGCGCCGGTCGGGCGACGTCGAGGGCGCTCGAGAAGGCGGACCCGATGGCGTTGCCGACGGTGTCGAAGACGCCGCTGATGGCACTGCCGGTGGCGCCGAGGAAGTCACCGACCCCGCGGAAGGCGGAGACGATGCCGTCGAACGCCGGACGCAGCACGTTCTCCCACATCCACTTCCCGGCGTCGGCGACCGCCGTGAAGGCGCCCTGCACGATGTTCCGGAAGGTCTCCGAGTTTTGATACGCCAGCACGACACCGGCGACCAGCGCGGTCAGGGCGATCACGACCAGGCCGATCGGGTTCGCATTGAGTGCCACGTTCAGCGCCCACTGCGCCGCCGTCATGATCCCGGTCGCGGCCGCGCCGGCCACCATCACCGCGCGCTGCGCGACGAACGCCGCGCCCTGGGTGGCGAGCGCGCCGACCGTGGTCGCGGTCGAGGCGACCCAGGCACCGGACGACACCAGTGCCTGCGCCACCGCCGATGCGCTCATCGCGACGAACGAGCCGACCGCGCGGGCCTGCATGGCCACCCATCCGGCGCCGACGGCGAGTTGCGACCCGATCCAGGCGCCGGTGGTCAGAGCCGCCTGAGTGATCGCGGATGCCGACGACGCGACGAACGCGACCGTGGCGCGGGTCGCGGTGAGCGCCCATCCGGCCGCGACGCGTGCCTGCGCGGCGAGCCACGTCCCCGCGGTCTTCGCGGCCTCCACGGTGGCGGCCGCCGACGTCGCGATGAACGAGCCGACCGCGCGGGCCTTCTGCCCTACCCAGTCTCCGGCCTTCGACGCGGTCTCCCACGCCGAGGTGATGCCGTCCTTTGCCGAGACGAACCCGTCCTTGACCGACGAGACACCGTCCTTGACGGAATCGAACACACCCTTGGCCTGCTCGAAGCCGCCGAGCGCACCGGACAGTCCGGTCATTCCGGCCACCGTGGCGATCAGGGACCCGTCGGTCTCGGCCAGGCCGCCGGTGAACTCGTCGAGCATCGGCAGGGCGTTGTCGCCGAGGATGCCGACGATGTTCGACTGGATGCCGCGCCCGAACTCGGTCAGCCGGGTCGCCACGTTGTCGTTGAGGGTCGCGCCCATCTCGTCTGCGGAGCCCGCGGCGTCGCGCATCCGGTCGGGCACGTTGGCCAGGCCGTCGAGGAACTGCGGAATCTGGTCGACCGAGAGGTCCTCGAGCGGGGTGCCGAACAGGGCGATGGCCGCGTTGGCCCGGTCGGCCGGGTTCTCGATGGCCAGTAGTCCCTGCGCGGTGCGCTGCAGCGCCTCCTGGGCGCCGTCGCCGCCGGCCGCGACCTTCGCCGACATCTCCTCGGCGTTGAGCCCGATCGCCTCGTACGCCGCCGTCGACGACGTCGACATGTCGGAGCCACGGATCGTGAACTCCTTGAGCGCATCACCGGTCTTGTCGAGCGCGAACTTCCCGTTCTGCGCCGCGCCGACCAGGATTGAGAACGCCTCGTCACCCTCGAGACCGAGGGCGCGGAAGTTGGTGCCGTACTCGTTGAGGATCTCGGGCAGCTCACCGCGCATCGCCGCGGGGACCTTCTGGAACGAGGACACCAGCAGGTCGAAGCCCTCGTCGGCGGTGCCGGCCAGCCCGTTGCCGATCAGCTGGTTCACCGTCTGCACGGACTCGGTGACGTCGGTGCCGAACACCGACGCGAAGTCCAGGGCCTTCTTGGTGATGCGCTCCATCGACCCGTCGTCGAGGTACGCCCCACCCTCGTCGAGCCCGCCGAGGGTCGAAGACACCGCGTCGATGGCGGTGGTGACCTCACCGAGGTTCTCGCCGTACGCCTGCGCGTAGACCTTGCCCGCCATCTCGCCGTACTGCTTCGCCGCCTCCGGGGTGGACCCCAGCGCTGCGTTCAGCTTGTCGGTGGTCACCTCGTTGGACATGGCGGTGCTGATGCCGCCCACCGCGGTGGACAGGCCCGCCGCGCCGGCGGTCAGCGCGGCCAGCTGCTTGATCCCGCCCCCGACGGACGAGAACATGCCCTTGAGCGCACCGTCGCCGCGGCGAGCCGAGTTCGACACCTCGTCGGTCGCCGACGACGCCCGCGCCTCCGCGGCAGCGAGCTGGTCGGCGGCGGTGGTGGCGTTGCGGGTCGCGGCGGCGACGCCGCGCTGCGCCCGCTCGACCGCCTCCACCGCGGAGGTGTACCGGGCGCCGGAGGTGATGCCGCGGTCGGTCAGCTCCGCGAGACGAGCCTCGGCGACCGTGCGCTTGCCGACGGCGTCGGCGGCCTTGTCGTTCGCCGCCGCCACCCGGGCGGTCGCCTTCTCGACCGCCGCGCGGGACGCCTCGACGCCTGACGCCATGGCCGACCCGATGGCGCGGCCGGCGCGTTCACCGGCACCGGCCGTGCCCTCGGTCAGACGACGCCCGAAGTCCCGGAACGACGGGAGAATCGGAAGCCAGACTGTGTCGTCTTCGTCGGCCACGAGTGCCCTCCCTACGTCGAGGACGGCGGGGCGATCGACCGCAGGTAGTCGACGACGTCCTGCGACGTCGCCTCACCCCGATCACCCACCGTGAGCTTGTCTTTCGACCACGGGAAGGTCTTGAACTTCGGCCACTTCGGGCGTTTGCGCTTCTGCCACACCAGACGGGCATCGAGGTGGTCGAGCTTGTGCCAGATGCCCCACAGCAGGGACTCGGTGTTCGTCCACTGCTGCCCGTCGAGGTGGGCCCGGTGCCACGCCCCGCCGGGTGAGAGATGCTCCTTGAGCACCCGCACCTGGCGGAGCGTGACTTCCCCGCGCCAGAACGCTCCGATGACGTCGAAGTGGTACTCCGCTATCAGCGCGGCTTCGAGCGCCTCTGCATGCGGTTGGAGTACTTGCCGGACCGTGTAGGACCCAGGTTGTCGCGAGTGTGTTCCTGCCACGCGGTCAGGGCCTTGTCGATCTGGGTGGTGCCGCCGCCGGCCGCGCGAAACTCGTCGGCCTGGTCACCGAGGTAGAAGTCGATGATGCCGTCGAGGTCGCTCGGCGCGATGTCCTGCAGCTCGAACTTCTCGGTGTCGGTGATCTCGTTCGGGTCCTTGCAGTTCCACGTCTGCCCCTTGAACACGAAGGGGAACGTGTCGGCCGAGCCGAGTTCCTCTTCACGCTTGGCGGCGATGGCGTCGAGATCGATCTGGAATGCCATGGTGGGTCTTCCTTTTCTGTGCACTGGTGGGCCTTGCTCGATGGAATGACGACGGCGCGGGCGAAGGCCCACCACAGACAACCCGCGCCGCCGCCGTCATCGGGATCAGGCGGGCTTGGACCAGCCCTCCTTGAACTTCCGCTTCACGGACCAGCCCTCGGCGCCGGGGTAGGCGGTCACCGTCACCGGGTAGCCGGTCAGCTCGCCCTTCGAGTAGGTCTGCGAGCCGCGCTCGGTGACCTCACCCAGGGGCACCTCGAACCGGCGGGCGTAGACACCGTCGATGATGTCGATGCCGAAGGCGCGCAGGTCCTGGTCCTTGATGTTGCCGTCGACGAACGAGGTGACCTCGTCCGTGGTGGTCATGTCGGCGGCCTTGACCTTGTAGAACAGCGAGATCGAATCGAACGTCGTCGACCAGATCGTCGTCTCCCACGAGATGACGTCGCTGGTCGTCGCGACGCGGATCGGGGAGTTCGACTGCCACGGCACGAACGGCGTGGTGTCGGTCTCGCGGTTCTCGGTGATGCCCTCGTCGGAGATCCAGCCGGCGTCGGCCCACGGGGATGCCCACACCGCCATCGCAGTGGGGAACGTCGATCCCTTCGGTGCGAAGCGGAGTGCGCCAGTGACGCCGATGCGGGCGACGTTGTCGCCGTAGGGGTTCGGAGATGTCATGACAGATGGCCCCTTTCGTGGGCATGACGAGATGCCCTGACCGGCGAAGGCGCAGAGCTGGATTCACGGGATGTGGTGGACGGTCAAAGGGTCACGGCACGCGCGCCGCGGTGAAGCGCACCGTGGAGCCGAACCGCAGCAGCGAGGAGTTGAAGTCCGGCAGCCGGGTCGGGCGGCGCCGCTCGTCGACCGTGACGCCGGGTGAGGACCAGGCGTTGATCACGTCGCGGACCTGCTGGGCGAGGTCGCGGGTGCGGCCGACAGCGTCGGGGACGGTGCTGTCACCGAACACCACGACGTCGACGTCGTACTGCTCGGTGAGCGGTGGCCCGTTGAACGGCTTGTGCAGCGCACCGCCGCCGGGGATCTCCGCCAGCTGCACGATCGGGGCGACGACGTGCTCGGGGAGATCGGTGACGCACCGGACGTCGCCGATCGCCGGCGGCAGCTGCGCGCACAGCAGCGCGAGGACGTCCGGGAACGCCGTCACCGGTCAGGACTTCGACTGGTCCGCGGGCGACCCGACGACCTCGCCGGCGTCCGTGGGGTTCTTCGTCGCGGCCGCGGAGCCGCCGCGGGGTGCGGTGCGCGCGGAGCGGGCGGTCTCCGGAGCGGCCGACTCGGCCTGACCGCTCGCCGCGTCGTCGGCGGGCGCGGTGTCACCCTCGGTCGCGCCGTCCTCGGCGGCGTCGACCGGGACGGCCATGCCGGTCGAGATGTACCGGTCGGCGAGGAAGTCGTCCTCGATCGTCTCGGTCTGGCCGATCTTGCTGTCGTCGCGGTGGATGGACCACTGCACTGTCTTGCTCATGATGGACGCCTTCCGGTGTCAGTTCGCCCGAGCGGCGCGGCCCAGCGCCCGGATGCGGGGGGTGGTTTCGGTGCCGTACTCCTCGTCCCTGCTGGACGAGACGACGTTGGTGTACGCGCGGCCGCCGGGGCGGACGCCGCTGACGACGGTGATGCTTGCGGTGCCGCCCTCGTTCGCGGTTATCGAGCGCGCCGTGGCCGCGACGCGCTGCGCCTTCCGCGCCACGGCGTCCTGCACGGCCCGTGACCGGTTGATCTTCTGAAACGTTCTGTTCGACAGTCGCATTCGACTCATCCCTTCACGAATCGCAGCGTCGCTTCGAGGTGGTGCACACCGTCCGGGCGCATGGGGTGCGGCCAACGCATGACCTCGGAGATCACCTCGAGTTCGCGGCCGGCCCACAGGACGTGGTCGACGGAGTCGAGGTCGAGGTCGATGCCCGGCTGGGTGCGGAGGCGGAAGGTCTCGACGGTGCCGATGCGGTTCTCGCGGTCGCCGACCTCCGTGGAGGACTCGGGCTGCAGCGACACCAGGTCGTCGACCGGCACCGGCTCGACGTCGTCGTACACCAGGCGCTCGTTGCTGTACCGATCCGCGACCCGCTGCGGCTTCTTGATCGCGATGGTCGAGGTGAATCCGAAGCGGCTCACCGTGGCTCGTCCCCGAAGTACCACTGCGGTTCGGACGACGGTCCGACGCCGAACAGCTCCTTCTGGGCGTTCGTGAAGTACATCGTCGCCGACGGGTTGATCAGCTTCGCCGACTCCGCGATGCCGCCGACCGACGTCGAGTACTCGGACTTGTTGTAGACCTCGTACCCGACGGCCAGCGCCGAGATGACCATCTCGATCGAGACGTGCCGCGCGATCAGTTCCTTCTCGTCCTGCGCAGCGAGGTCCGGCGAGTCCGTCATGTCGACGTGCCGACGGATCAGCACCCCGGCCAGTTGCAGGGCTTCCTCGGCCTCGGTGCGCTGCTCGGTGGTGAGAGAACGCCCCGTGAGGCGTTTCCACTTCGGTTCCATCTGCTGGGTCGTGGCGTACGACGTCAGAGACATGGGGGCGTCCTCTCACCGGTCGATCAGGTCAGCAGGTTGATCAATTCCTGCTTGCTCAGCTGCTCCGCCTCGTGCTCCGGGACGCCGCGCTTGATGGCGTACGCGAGCCACGTCTCCTCGTCCGCGACGTTGGCGGGACGCTCCGGAACGTCGTCGCCGCCCTGGTCGGCGCCGTCGGCGGGCGGCGTCGCAGCGTCGTCTCCATCACCGGGGTCGGCTGCGGAGTCCGGCGCCTCGTCGGACTCGGTCAGGCGAGCGATGAGGTCCTTCTTCGTCAGCTTCTCGGCGTCGGCCTCGGACCACCCGCTGGCGACCGCGTAGGCCACCCAGTCGTCCTTGGACGCGGCCTTCGGCGGCTGCACCGCCTCGGCCCGGTCGGACGTCGCTCCGGGTGCGGACACGCCGTCGACGGAGGCTCCGGTCTGCGTCTCGAGCACCTCGCGGCGAATCGAGTCCGGCAGCTGGGCCAGTGCCAGCTCGTACGCGGCGCGGGCGGCCTCGGCCGCCGCCTTCTGACGCGACCCGGGCGGCACGACCGCGCCGGCCGCGACCAGCCGCCGCGCCTCCTCGACGTCCAGCGTGACGATGTCGCCCGCGCGGTACCGACGGAAGTCGAACGGCTCTCCCGGCTTCGACACCTGCTGATCCCAGAGTGCCGCGACCAGCTCGTAGTCACCCGCGGTGACCGTGTTCGGGTCGGTCATGCGGACTGCACCCCCGTGATCCACACCGCGGCCTTCGGCTGGTCGATGCCGATGACGCGCTTGTAGGTGGTGTCCGAGCGCCACGACTCGGTGGGCCCGCCCATCGGGCCGTTGCCCTCGGGGTAGAGCCCGGTCGAGGTGAGCGGGCGGGTGTCGGAGTAGAAGCCCGCGACACCACGCATGAGCACCAGCACGCGGTCCTTCGGCCACGTGCGGCTCGTGAGCGCGTCCATGCCGAGTACCTGCTTCGGCATCTTGCCGGTGTAGCGGAGGTCCTCGGTCGACAGGTCGTCCTTGTAGACCTTGAGGAACTCCTCGTTGTCGAGCAGCAGCGGCTTGATCGAGCCGGGGAAGACGATGGTGTCCGCCTCGAACCCGAGCAGGTCGTCGCCCTGCGAAGCCGCGGGCTTCGCGTCCGCGACCAGCTCCTGCGCGTTGGCGAGGTCGCGACGGATCTTCGCCGTCGAGCCCGTCCAGGCCGCGGTGGCCGCGATGGTCGGGATCGCCGCGTTGCTGAACGCCGCCCGCAGTGCCCGTTCCTGCGCCCGGATGGCGGTGTTGGCGGCCTGCGTGATCTGGATGTTCACGGCGTCGATGTTGTTCTCGTCGCGCATCTCCTGCGAGACGCGGACGCCGAAGCCCTTCTTGTTCGCCACGGCGATGCGCGGCAGGCCGCGCTGGCCGGCGACCACGGGGATCTCACCGAACTCGGCGACGTCTTGCAGGTCACCGTCGAGGTAGAGCGGGGTCTCCTCCTCGTACTGCACGAGGCCGTTGCGGTTCGGTCCGGCGTTGCGCAGCAACGACTCCGACAGAAACGCATTGCTCAGCAGCGAGAGGATGCGAGCGGGGATTGCCATCGGAGCACCGACGAGCTGCGAGACCGTGGTCCGGCCGCCGTCGCCGACGCTCAACACACCTACAGGCATGAGAATTGTCCTTCCGAGATCGAGTGTGTGAGTGCCGTCAGACGGTCCGCATGAGACCGACGGGGTTCGTCGCGACGACGACTCCGCCCGGCTCGGTGCAGGTGCCGACGATGGTGCGGGCGTCCGGGGTGGCGCCCGCGGGGGTGACCGTGCCGTTCGCGGCGGCCACGAGGCGATCGCCGAAATTGGCGTTCGCCGCGAAGGTCACGGGGACCTCGATGCCGCCGTACGCGACCGAGACGAGCGTCGCCAGGGGCGCCGCGTTGAGCTGCGGTCGGCCGTTGACGACGGTCGGCGTGGTCACCAGCGCGTCGGGGCTCTGCCCGTCGACGACGGCCACGCCGAGCACGCGGGTGGACCCAGCAGCAGCGACGCCGACGCGCGAGGCGCTGCGGCCCTCGACGAGCTGGCCGCCGAGGATGGGCTCGGCCGGGGTGAAGGTCTTCGGTCCGGTCTTGGTGACCTGCGGGATGCCGCTCATCAGAAGCTCCAGTTCTTGTACTCGGGGGTGCTGGTGATGTCCGCGAGCTGAGCGGACGCGCCGACCACCTCGGCACCGTGCGCGCCGTCCTGGCCGTGACCGATCTCGCCGACTGGGACCGCGGCGCCGGCGGGCATGGCTTCCAGGACGTCCTTGATGCCGGGGTCCTTGGCGAGCAGATTCTTCCAGTGCTCGACTCGGGCGGCGGGGATCTTGCCGGCGCTGACCGCGTCGTTGACGACGGCGTCGCGCTCGGTGGCGGCCTCGCGGTCCTCGAACGCGGCCAGGCGGGCCATTCCGGCTTCGAGGTTGCGCAGGCGCTCCTCGTCGATGGTGACGACGCCGGGAACGGTCGACGCGGCCGCAGCGGCCGGGGCGGGTTCGGCCTCGGCTGCCGGTTCGGTCGCCTCGGTGGCCGGATCGGTCAGGCGCTCGAGTGCCAGTTCGAGCAGCTGCTCTTCGGTTGCTTCCGGATCGGCGCCGAGCCGCTCGCGGAGGCCTTCGCTCAAGGTGGTCACCTTGGTCTCCTTCTCCTCTTCGGTTCCCTCCACGCGCTCGGCAGAGGTGGTCATCGCCGCGATGCGCGGCGGTTCGGGGGCGGCGCGGCGGCCGGCGAAGTTGAAGATCGACAGGTCGAACCGGTTCTTCGCGTCCTGCGTGGCCGTGCCCTTGTCGATCCGGTCGACGAGACCGGCGTCGAGGGCTTCCTTGTCCGAGTACCAGGTCTCGGTCTTCATCGCGGTGCGCCACTTGGCGACGCCGCCGCCCGCCTTGTCGGCGTACATCGAGGCGATGTTGTCGCTGATCTGATCGAGGCGGGTGGACATCTCGCGCATGTCCTCGGCGTTGCCGACGGAGACGCCCCAGGCGTCGTGGATCATCATCTCGGCGTTGCGGCGGATCACGACGTCGTCGCCGGCCATGGCGATGAAACTCGCTGCGCTGGCGGCGATGCCGTCGATGTAGGTCGTGACCTTGGCCTTGTGCGCGCGCAGGGCGTTCATGATCGCGATGCCGTCGAACACGTCGCCGCCGGGCGAGTTGATTCGGACGTCGATGCGATCGGTGTCGATCTCGCGCAGCTCGTTCACGAAGTCGATCGCGGTGACCGAGTCGTCCCAGAACGACCACCCGATCTCGCCGTAGATCAGGATCTCCGTCGGTCCGTCGGTGGCGGCGTTGTTGATGCGCCACCACGGTTCGCGGGCGGCGTCGGTGTCGCGGAGTGCGGCGCGGACGCGAGCGTCGATGCGGTTCACGATGGGGCTCCTTCGAACAGCGATCCCTGCGCCGGGTCGATCCCCCGTGCGCGGGGACGGCGGGTGGTCGAGGCAGAGTCGGATGCGGTGGTGTCGTCCGTCGACGGCGCCGGTGTGCCCTTCGACGGGAGGCTGTACCGCTCGCGCACCGCTTCCTCGAGCTTGCGGTCCGGGAACAGGATTCCGGCGTCGACGAGCGTCTTGAGCGCCTCGGCGACCGGAGCGTGCTGCGATCCGATCTCGTCGAAGACGAGCAGTGGGGCCTGCTCCGTCGGGCCCCAGTTCCAGTCGACGATGTCCTCGACGACGTGCTGGTTCGCGATGTCGCGGATGGTCTCGGCGACCGTCTGCAGGGTCATGATGAAGAAGTTCGCGAACTCGGTGCCCAGCGCCCACGACCCGGTCTGCTGGCCGAGGTTCAGGAAGTGCGTCAGCGCGGCGCGGCCGATCTGCTCGTCGTGGTACTTGATGCCGGGCAGCGCGTCGGGCAGGTTGCCGTCGACGCCCTGGAACTTGAGAGTCGCTCCGTACGGCAGTCCGGCGCCGGCGTACCGGCCTGCGCGGGCCTCCGACGCCATCCGACGCCCCTTCGAGAGGTCGTCCGAGGTGGCTCCTTCGGCGCCGGTGTACACCGGCATGCCGAGACCGTTGCGCTCGACCATGGTCGCGTGGGTTCGCAGCAGGCGATCCTTGAGCATCCAGTGCTTGTAGGCAGGGCGCAGCAACGACCGGCCGGTCCAGACGCCGGGCTCTTGGTCGAAGACGTAGGCCACCAGTCGGGACACCGGGATCGGCTCGTTCTTGAAGATCGACATGGACGCCGGGGGCCGCTGCACGATCGACTCGAGCCCACCGTCGAGAGCGACGTTGATTCGCTCGATGGTGTTCTGCTTGCGCGCCGCCAGCTTGCGCAGGTGGAACAGTCCGGTCTCTTCGTCGAGCTGCGCGACCTGCTCGAAGAATGCGTGTCCGTACTTGAACATCTCCATGGCCTGTTGCAGGTGCGCCGTCCACGAGAACCGGCCGCGGGTGCGGGCCAGGGGTGTCTCGTCCGACGGCTCGCCCTCGACGGGCAGCCCGAGATCGGCCGCGATGTGCCGGTACACCTCGGGGCGTGCCCCGTTCGGCCGGACCCGCCAGATCGTGCGCTGGATCGGCAACTGCACCGCGCGGAGCATCGAGGTGACCTGGGCGTCCTCGCGGCACATCTTCGCGTAGGTCTCGATGGACGCCGGCCACTGCAGCTCCGGCGTCGTCTCGGCCTCGTCGACCATCCAGTTCCAGCTGTTACCGCTCCCGTTGACGTATCCCGACTCGAACTCGGGCGCGGTGCTGGGCTTGGTCGGGTCGGTCGTGGCCACGAGCACCTCCTTCGTCAGAATCCGGCGGACAGCATGTCGTCGACGAGGTCACTGGCCGAGGTGGTCTCGGCCGTGTCGAAGTCGGGCGAGGCCGGCGGTGGGTTGTCGGTGATGGTGGAGAGCAGGCCGTGGCGGGCGAGGGTGACTGCCACCAGGGGAGAGATGATCGAGTCGCCTTTTCGGTCGAATCCCCAGCCGTCGCCGATGCGCCGTTTCTTCGCACCCTTGACCGCGTCGATCAGAACGGGATCGCCTGTGTGCGAAACGTCGTCGTCGTCGACCGCGCGCTGCATGCCGACGCACGCCTGCGCCATCGACGCGCCCGTGACGTCCTCGGGCTGGATCTTCTCCTTCATCAGCAGCGGCCGGAGATACGCCGCCGATCCCTTCGAATCGATCACCAGGGCAACGGGATTCCATCGGGCGATGAGAGCGATCAAGTAGGGCACCACCGCGCGCGACGGCTTCTCGTGGTAGCCGACCTCGACGTGCACGCCACCGTCGGTTCGGAGCACCGCGGCAGCGATCGAGCACCACCGAAGCTCCGGGTCCATATCGACCGCGATCGCGATCTGCTGCGTCAGGCCGGGCGCCTTGTCGCTGCGCCGCTGCCACGTCTCCGGGTCGATCGGGGGGACCTTCTCGCTGTCCTCCGTAGGCCAGAACCCGATGCCGAGTCGCTCGACGAGGTACATCCGGCTCGGCATCGACCGGCGTTCCTTGGCGATGTGCGACAGGGTCAGTCGGTACCCGATGCCGGGGTTCGCCGCCATGATCTGGCGCGGGTCGGCCGGGTCGATGATCAGCGAGTCGTCGTCGCGGCGGGTGTCGTCGGCCGAGTGCTCGATGTACGCCAGCGACGGGTCACCACCCGCGACACCACGATTGCGGATGCGCGTGAACGTCATGCCGTGTTCGTGGATCTCTTCGTCGACCGCGGAGCCGAGGTACCAGAGCTGGGCGTTCGGGCGCGCGGACATCGTGGGGAGCAGCGCGCCGACCGACTCTTCGGGCAGGATCATGGCCTCGTCGAGGATGACCGTGTCACCGGAGAAGCCTCGGCCGCCGGAACGGGTGCGCGCACGGAATCGGATGCGGTTGCCGTTCTTCAGCTCGATGCCCTCTTTGCCGTGGGCCTCGTTGATCTTCTTGACCTGTCGGTCGAGATCGGGCGTGTTCTCGATCCAGAACCGCAGCCGCCGAAAAGCCTCGAGCGAGGTGTCGAACTGGTGGGCCGAATGAATGATCAGCCGCTCGCCGAACAGGAAGATGCCGGCCAGCTCGCGCGCCTCGATGATGGCGCCCTTGCCGTTCTGGCGGGATACGAGCACGCCCACCTCGAACGACGACCACTTCCCGTCCGGCTTCTCGCGCAGCGCGACGTCGAGGATGTTGCGCTGCCACGGGTCGAGGTGCAGGCCGGCGGACGCCGCGAGGTCGACCGCGTCCTGTCCGGACGACGAGAGAGCCGCGGGTGCGCTACAGATCCGCGGTGTCTGCCAGGCGTCGGTCTCGCCGCTGCTTGATCTCATCGACACCGCCCTGTGGCCGGTCACCGCCGTCGGCGCCGCGGTACGAGTTGTTTGCGGCCGCGCCGTCGATCGCGGCGACGTTCGTCAGCTGCGCCAAGGTCAGCCGGAACACCGTGACCGTCTGGCGGCGTTCCGCGACGATCGGGTTAATGGTCAGTTTCAGCTCCGCGCCGTCGATCTCGGGAAGCTCGACGGTCGCCCACGCTTCGGACTCGGCGCGGATCAGGCCGTCCATCATCTCGAGCGTGTCGGCCAGTCGAGCCGCCTCGGCGACCAGGACCGCCCGAGCGGCGTCGGTGATCGTGTCGCCGCCGAACGCGGTCCACAGTGCTTCGCCTCGGTCCCCGAGTCCGACGGGCTTGAGCGCGTCAGCGAGCGGGTTCGACGTCATCGAGCAGTCGCCAGTCGCCGATGTTCAGCCGCTCGACGAGGAACACGTTGTCGGGCAGGAACTGCCGCTCGCGCTCGATCATCTCGGGGCGGATGCGATCGGGTACCGCCGGATTTGCCGCGGCAACGGCTTCGTCGCGATCTGCACCCGCCGCCAACCGCGGACCGTCTTCGTCGGTCACGACGAACTGGGCAGCCGACCATTCACACCAGCTCGTCGCATCGGTGCCCCGCAGCGCCAGATGTCGCATCCTGGCGAAGCCCGCCGCCGCGCGCCGCGAGTTCTCGTCGGGGTACGGAGCCGTACCGAGCGCAAGAATCTGGGCGGACTGCCGGGTCGCCGTTGCTACGGTGGCGGCGGCATACGCGGATGCGTCGAACATTGACGCTTCGTCGACGATCAGCAGATCGACCTCGGTTGCTCGTTGTGCGCCGAACCGGGTTCCGAACGTCAGCCGGCCGCCGTTGCGGAACTCGATGCGTGTTCGCCCGAGTGCACTCGTCGTACGGATTATCGAGTCGTCGAGCAATTCGTTGCGCTGCAGCTGCTCTCGCGCGCGGCGGAACGTGTTGCTGGCCAGGGCCTGGCTCGCGACGGAGTAGTGGACGTGACGTCCCTCCACCGCCGCATCGAAGATCGCGCGGGCCACCGCGGCTTCCGTCTTGCCCTGCTGGCGTGGGGTCGACACTCCGGCGAGGTACGCGGTCGACGACACAGCTGTCGCCTGCCAGTAGTCGAGTCCCATCTCCTCCGTCAGAAAACCGCATCTCACCGTGTCCACGGTGTAGTCCTCGGAAACGACGGCGGGCGGGCGCTCGGTGGACGTGGTCATGGTCGGTTCCAATCTGCGGCGTGGTGGGCGGCGCTGTACAGGCTGGGTCTATCGGTCACTGGGGTCGAGACGCAGGACGTGGACGAGCCAGTAGACGAAGGCGAAGATCAGTCGATCGATCATGGGGTCGCCTCCACGTTTGCGCTGCTCAGGACGTCATTCGTTCCGGCCCTGGGGAGAGAAAGACAGATCGGAGGTGGGAGAGTCAGGCCCCCCACCCCTCGGATTTTAGGCCGCTGACCTGCGGTTATGCCGTTGCAAGCCTCTGACCTGCGGTTATGCAGTCAGGCCCACTGCAGCAGCGTCCACTGACCCCGGTCCGCCCGCGCCGCCCTCACCGCCGGCGTCGGCGTCGTGCCGTCCTTGCGCGACCGGTTACACGAAGCGTGCAGTAGACGGTTCGCGCGGCGGCCACCGTGATGACGGGCCAGCTCATGGTCGGCATCGAGCGGCTGCGTGGCCTTGAACATCGGCTTGCCGCAATGCCCGCACGGTGTTCCCTCGACGTGCTGTGACAGGAGCTGCTTGCGGACCTGCTGGTGGTCCCAGCCCAGTCCCTTCTGCGACGTCGTCTTGCCTCTGCGCTGTGCAGCCATGGCCACTCACCACCTCGGACATGCGAGTGGCCCGCACCCTGACTTGGGTACGGGCCATCGCCGTGGTCACATCATGCCTGTGGATAACCACATCCGCAACAGGTCACGACGTCGGCGTGTCGGCGACGTTGCTGGCGGCCGTTCGATCCGCGACGCGCCTGACTTCGATCCATGTGATCGAGTGCCCCTCGTCATCGTCAGGGTTTCCACTTACGGTCACATCGGTCCATTCGTCCATACCCGTGCACCGTTCGACCAGGGCACGCAAGTCGCCCAGCTTGATGGTGGTCCGACCCACGCACAACACCGACGTTGTCTCGGTAACTGTCACACTGATGTCCGACTCCATGGTGCTCACACTGCCTCTCGTGTTCGGTTGCTGGGGATCTGGATGAGTTGCTCTGCGAGCCAGTTCCACTCGCGCTGCACCCACGCCGGGTGGCCGCGCCACTGCTGGCCGCACGCGGCCGACGGTGGCCGGCAGTTCACGCCGAAGCAGAAGATCAGCGGCTCGTCGTCCTTGTCGTCGGGGTCCGGGTACCGGATCTGCAGGGTCCGCTCCCCCAGCCCTGTCGCCGTGCGGCCCTGGCACCACGGGCACACCCCGTTCAGGACCTGCCCCGAGCGGACATCGCCGAGCAGCCGCGCCGTCGCCGAGACGATCGGGTGGATCATGGCGTCCACCCACGGGATCGTCTTGTCGTCGCGGTCGTGCGCCTGCGACACCCACGTCGCGATGACGTGCAGCCACGGGCGCGGGTCCTTCGATGCCGCGTTCAGCGGAAGGAACTGGGCACCGAGGTCCGCGACGTCGACGACGGTGCGGGCGACGTCGTCGGCGATGCGGGCGTAGTCGGCGAGCAGGTCGAGCACGAAGACGGTGGCCGGCGCGGCGCGCGGGACGCCCTTCTTGCCGAGGCGGTCGGCCGCTTCCGGGGTGAGTTCGCCGACCTGCGGGGTCTCCACCCAGGAGCGGGCGGTGCCGGGCAGCTTGCAGTTGACGACGTGCGGCCACGACTCCTCGAGGTATGCGAGGTCGCGGTGCACCTGGACGGTCCTGCTCACGCGAGTCTCCTCTCGGCGGCGGGCATCTTCGCCGCGCGGTGTCGGTAGAGCATCTGCTGGTAGAGCGCCTCGCCCTGTCGGACGCGGTCGGTGCGGCCGCCCTTCTTGTAGCGGGCGTGGGCCCACTTCAGGTCTGCGATGGACCAGGCGAGCTGCGGCGGGCGGGCGGCGGACGGTTCGGCGAGGCTGGCCACCGACAGGGCGAGGGCGCTGAGGTGGGTCCAGGACATGCCTCGGGTGATCCGCTCGACCGCGGCGACGTCGGCCGAGTGGACGGCGTCGACGAAGGGCTGGGCGATGGTGTCGATGCGGTCGATGGTGTCGGCGTCGAGTCGCCCGCCGGGGCAGTCGTCCCACACCTGGTCGATCTTCTTGGTGGGCAAGTCATTCTCCGATCGGAGGGGTGGTGGTTCTGGTGTGCCTTCGGGACCTGCGTTTGCGACGGGACCGAGGTGAGTTGGCAACGGGGACAGGTGGGTTCGTCGTGTCACCTTGGGCGGGTGGGCGACCGACCCGACCCGACCCGACCCGGCCCGGCCCGTCCCGACCGGTGCCGACAAGGTCCGTACCCTCACGTCTTGTCGGATGTTGCTGATTCTTGACAAGAGCGCCGTCGGTGCTGGTAGACCCGCGTTTCTGGCGTTCGCCGACTGGGTGTCGGTTCGCGGTGTCGACGGGGGCGTTCACCGACTGGGTGTCGGTTCGCGGTGCAGGAGCGCCGCCGCTGGCGGTCTTCGGGGCGTTCACCGACTGGGTGTCGGCTCGCTCTCCTGCGGCCGAACTCGCCGCCGTGGTGGCGGGGCTCAGGCCGGTCGACGTGGTGGCGCTGCCGGTGGTGGCGGCGCCGGGTGCGGGGTCTCCGGGGCGGACGTTGCTGCGGCTGCGTGCTGGTGGCTCGTAGCCGTTGCTCTGTGCCCACTGGTGGTTGGTGATCCACTCGACGGTGTGCTTGGAGAAGTACGGGACGGAGGGTGCGGTGAGCAGGGTGCGTTCGCCGCGGGGTTTGGTGCCGTCGCTGCGTGCGGAGTTGCAGGAGCGGCAGCAGACCACGTAGGTGTCGACCGTGGCGGGCTTGCCCGGTTCGAGGTGGTCGTACGTTCCGCCCCAGGCGCCGGTCTTGGCGCCCCAGTTGACGACTCGGCCGCAGTAGCGGCAGGCGTCGCCGTCGCGCATCCGCACGGGGATGATCAGCGCGGGGTTCGAGTTGTCGGAGCGTCGTTGGCGTTCGAACTCGACTTCTTCCCTCAGTCGGAGGTGCAGGAAGTCGTGGTCGGTGTCGACGAGCTTGTATCCGACGCGGCCGTCGATGTCGACGGTCGTCATGTAGCCCGCGAAGATCGCTACAGCCACGAGCACGTCGACGCGAGACGGACCAGCGATATGTGCCGCTGTGCCGCGGTTGATCACGTAGTCGGTCAGGTGCGCGCCGGCCTGCTGTGCGCAGCGATTCACGAAGCCGTTGACCTCGTTGACGAGTCGGTCGTCGCAGTCCTCGTGCTCCAAGACTGACAGCACAATCGGGTGATTGGCTGCGGTGTCTCCCCATCGAACGAATGGCACGAGGCTGTCCTTGTCTTGGCGCTCAGATCACGGTGATTAAGGGTCTCGGGGTGGCGGCGCGCGCGCCGCTGCGCGGGCCATCAGCAATCCCCCGGGAGGTGGACAGTGCGGATCGGCCGTTCGGCGCCAGACTGCTCGAGCTGGGCGATCTCGACGGGTCGCACGATGCGGGTGGTGAAGCGGGTCAGCTCGAACACCTCGTGGTCGTCGAACCCTTCGGCCCACAGCTGCACCATCTGACCGTCTGCGTCCTCGCGGGTGTCGTGGACGGTCATTGGGTCGCCGACCGCCTGTCTCAGCTCGTCGTCGCCCAGGCCGGCCACCACGTAGCCGACGACCTCGCGGTATGTCTCGTTGCGGCTGCTGACTTGCCCGGTGGCAGCCCGCACGTCGACGTGCTCACGTCCGCATTCGTCGCACTTCCACAGCCGCGGCATCCGCCCCAGCTCACGGACAGGTCCCTCAGCCCCGCTGAAGCTGGTGCACGGCCAATTGCGCGTGGTCACGACGGGTCCTCCACGACGTGCAGGCCCGGCTCGTGACCGATGCACAGGACGGTGCACGGGTCGCCGTGTGGTTCCGCCATGTAGCCGTACGGTTCGATCTGACAGCGGTTCTTTCCGCCGGGCCCGGCATGGTGCCGGTGCTGACCGTTGGCGTACTGCTCGATCTGTTCGCCGCAGTGCTTGCACTTGAGCGCCGAGAAGTCGTGGTCCTCGTGGGTCTCGCACACCTTGTGGTCGTCGACGAGGTACGTGTAGTCGGTCGACTTGCAAACCTCGCAGGGCATCTTCTCGACGCATGTCGGGCAGTAGTCAGGGTTATCGCGGTCGCCGACGATCCAACCGTTGTCGGGAAGGGAGTCAAATGGAGTGCCGGGATCGCCCCACGCGGAGTAGTCGCCGTAGTCCGTCTCGATGTACCCGCAGCCGTCGCACTTCGCCTGGTAGTAGGTGACTTCGTGAACGCTCACGGTTGACCCCCGACGGACTGCACGGCGCAGGCGTTGCACGGACCGCACGTCTCGCAACCGAGTTCATTCGGTGTGGCGCACGGTCCGCCGGGATTCCAGCATTCGACGGTGCCCGAGCCAGCGCACTGCTCACACGCCAACGACGGATTCTGGCCGGCGCGATGGGCCGCAAGCCCGTCGGCGTACACCTGCCGGGCGACGTCCATTGCCACGAGAGGCGGAACGACGCGCCCTTCGAGTGCCATCGTCAATGGATGCGCTGGTGGCAGGGCGATGATGGCCACGTCGGGGAGGTCGGCGATCACAGCGGCCAGGTGTTCCGCGAACCCGTGCCACGTGTGGAACTCGGGCAGCACTCCGTTCTCGATGCAGCCGAGGCACACGCCGTGCAGTGACCCGTCCGCGGCCGTCTTGACGTGCCATGAGTGCGGTTTGAGGGCCTCAGCGACGAGGTCCATGGGTGTGCTCGTCACCGCGGGTCCGCCGATCGCGCGGCTTCGTTGCGTGCCCGGACGGCCGCCATGGCGGCCGATGCCCGGGCAGCGCTGTAGCGCTCGATGGCTTTGACGATTCGGAGCACGCGGATGTGGGCGCGCAGTTCCCATTCCTCGCGGCGGGTGGCGTAGGTGATGGCGATGTTCATGGCGGACCTCCTTGCGAGTTCGGTGGCTTCGGGTGAGGTGTGCGGGTAGCCGAAGGCGTGCGCCCACTTCACGATTGGCGGGTGTCGCGGTAGATCAGCGCGCCGAGGCCGACGCCAACGGCGGCGAGGGTGGCGGTGGCGCCGACGAGGCACCAGCCGAACGCGGTCACTGTGTGCCGCCGTGGGCGGTGGTGGTGGCTTCGACCGATCGGGCGACGAACCCGTGGGTGCTGGGGTCGTGGACGGAGCGGCAGGCGGCTCCGCAGTACCAGCGGCCGGCGTAGGCGTAGAGGGTGTGGTCGGGGTGCTTTGCCCCGCAGACGCAGCACTTCATCACGACTCCCGTGCGGTGATCGTGTACGTGGCCCGCTCACCCGGTCGGTCCGGCGAGCCCGAGCTGAGTTCTACTCGCGAGTCGTCGGCGAGGTCGAGCGAACGGCAGGCCTGGACGACGGCCTCGAGGTCGCCGACCGTGAGCTTGTCGAGCGCCGTGGTCTGAATCGAGCGCAGAATTCTCGGCCTCGCGCGGGTGGATCGCGGGCCCGTGGCGCGAGCATTGGCGCGGGCGTCGTCGCGGTGGCTCATCGCATCTCCTTGTTGAGTTGGGCGCCGAGCTGGGCGAGCATCGGCGGGTAGTGGCGGACGTGCTCGCCGCGTCGGATGTAGCCGTCGAGGTCCCACAGCGCTTCGCTCATGCCGAGGACGTTGGTGGGCTGGAATGCGCGGGTGACGAGCTTGGTGTGGAGTTCTGCGCCCCAGCCGCCGAGGTCGGATAGGGACATGCCGGTGAGTTGGTCGGCCAGGGTGCGCAGCGGGGACAGCAGCGGGCAGCAGCAGATGGCGTCGCCCTGGTGGGCGACCCAGGTGAGCATCCGTGACCCGTCGGGCGTCCAGATGCTCTTGCCGCCGGTGATGCCGGACGAGTTCGGCCGGCGGGTGCCGACGAGCTGGTCCAGGCGGATGGAGGCAGGCATCGCGGGGTCGGCGACGAGGATCGCGCGGGTGACCTTCGCTTGACGTTCGCGGTACGAGAGCATCCGGAGGGCGGTGTTGACGACGGCGGCGCCGGCGCTGAACCCGCCGACGACGAGTGGGCCGCCGTCGTGCTCGCGGATCTCGTCGGCGAGGGTGACGGCGGCGGCGCGGACGCCGTGCGTGTAGGCGCGGCCGGTGGGGCGCGGGACGGGTCCGAACTCGGCGGTCCAGTCGGCTTCGCCGTCGATGAAGAACCGGGTCTTGTCGAGCTGGTCGGTCAGGGCCGACATCATGTTGCGGCGCGGGTCTTCTCCGATACCACGGCGCAGTTTCACAGTGACCTTGGGCAGCGCGCTCATGCTCCCTTCTCGAAGGACGGTGAGCGGATGGTTCGGTGTTGCGTCGATGACCCGCGTTGCGTGATAACCGCGCATGGTCATCGACACCCGGTCTGCGACGTACAGGAATTGGCACGGGTGATCAGGGGCCGCGCCGCAGACCGTGCATGGGATCACCCTGGGGTCGACCGACCGTTCCCCGCTCATGCTCCGACCCCTTCGCGGAGGACGGTGATGGGGACCTGATGCCGAGCGATGTCCTCGGACCTCACGGACTTCGAACCGCCAGCCAGGTACCACGTCGGCAGCGCGTTGGGGAACTGGGTGCGGTGAAAAACATCGCCGCCCCACTCGATGTCCACGTCGGTGGTGATGATCGACCCGACCGGCAACCCGTCCAGGGCTGCGGTCACCGCCTCCACATCCCCCGTAATCACACGAGGGCGCAGACGGCGAACCTCCGCCACGAGAGCCAGCACCTCAGAGTCCCCCGAACGGAAGTGGGTGTACTTCGACCGTCCGTAGTGCTCGGACTGGGCCTTCCACTCTGGGCTACCCAAGCGGGCGAATCCGGCGGCGTAGGGACGCGGGCAGGCATACTCGGTCGCCCGCCCCCCGCCCATTGACGCCACTTCCAGCTCCGCGTGACACACCCGGCAGTCCGGTATCGGGTCCGCGGTGAAGCGACGTTCGATTGCGTCGAGGTCGAGGGCGGTGTCCGCCCCGGTGGTGGTGCTCATCGCGTCACCACAAGGTGCTCGAAGATGCGCTGGGCGAGTTGGGCGTCGGCAAGCGCGGTGTGCAGGTCGGCGTCTTCGTGCTCGATGTCGAGCTTCTCGGCCAGGGCGGCGAGGCCCATGGGGCGGCCGTCGGTGCCCCATCCGACGTGCGGCAGGGCCATCGACTCGACGCAGACGAGGCGGTGGTGCCAGCTGGGGCACAGTCCGTGTCGGCGGAGCATGGCGGCCAGGCCTTCGGTGTCGAAGCTGGGCACTGCGCCGACAATGGTGGCGCCGCGGGTCCACGCTTCGACCTTCTGCGCGACGGTGGCTTCCTGCAGCGACCAGACGCCCGACGGCAGCGGCTCCGGGTTGGGCCCGGTCGTCGGTCGGTGGTTGGGGTGCCGATCGTGGAACCGGCCGAGTTGCAGTGCTTTCAGGTCGGCCTGGGCGAGGTCGACGTCGGCGACGAAGACTGACACGGTGCGCTCGGTCTTCTCGGTCACGCGGATCATGGCGAGTTCCCAGATCCGACGGTCGGGGTGCAGGCCGGTGGTTTCGGTGTCGAGGAACACCAGCGGTGCGGTGGGCGACATCAGCTGGTTCCTCCTTTCGCGTCGGGGGTGTCTGGTAGGTCGAGTTCGAACTGGCCGGCGACTGGGTGGTGGCCGCGGGCGGCGGGGTCGATCCATCGGTGGATCTGGCACTTGCGTTCGGGGTTCTGTGTGGCCCACCAGATGTCGGCGGCCTGCACGTCGGAGAACGAGGTCACCTCGGCCCCTTCGGTTTCGGGGGCAGGTGCAGTCGGACGTGGGCGGGGCGCGGGTTGAACGGCTTCCCGGCCGGGCAGGTCTTGGAGTGGAGCATGAACAACTTCTCCTTGTCGGCGATGGCCGCGGTGAGAGCGTCGCCGGTGAGGACGTCGACGAACACCGTCTTCTCCTTGCGTCGGCGGCGTCCGCCGGTGCTGCGGGCGGGCAGGTGCGTCTCGGTAGGTTCGGAGACGGCGGTGATCATCACGGTGCCCTCGTCGGGGTCAGGGGACGGGTCGACGGCCACGGGGGTGCCGCGCTCGCGGGTGGTGAACCACAGCACCGGCTGGTTGCACTTCTGGCAGGTCGCGCTACCACCCACTGCGGCCTCCTCGGGTGAACGCGGCGCCGCTGATGCGGTCCGCGGTGTCGGTGCAGCCCATGCGCCGCAACAGGTCACAGCACGCGGACAGCACCGCGGCGTACGGGAACAGGGTGGTGGGCATCGAGGCGACACCGACGATGGTGTGACCGTCCGGGAACTCCGCTGTCGCCGACCACAGCTGCGGCATCGGCACCTGCAGGCACAGCGGCACGAGCAGGTTCGGCGCCGCGGTGCTGGTGAAGTCGACGCTGTCGGCGCCGGCGGCGCGGACCGTGTCGTACACCAGAGTCAGCGCGTCGTCGTACGACGACAGGGCGGTTCCCGGAACGGTGGTCATCGGCGGGTGAACCTCCGCTCGAAGTGCTGTGCGGCGTCGGCCCACACCCGCACCTTCGCGGCGGCGGGTTTGCCGGCAGCGGCACGCACGACCCGCTGCGTCGGCTGCGGCAGCCGCGTGATGCACCGGTCGCAGCAGAACAGCGATCGGCGGAGCACGCGGCCGCAGCCGCCCGGGCAGGCCCGACGCCGGGTCACCACACCCACCACCACGGGCGACCGAAGTCGGCCATGCACTGACGGCAGGCCTCTTCCCAGCGGTCGCCGTCGCGTTCGTGCGGGTGCAGCGGGCAGAACCCCACCGGCAGCGGGTTGCCCTCCACGTCCGTGATGCCGGACATCTCCTGAGCGGGCATCAGCGACGCACCTCCACCTTGATCAGCAGGTCCCGGAATCGGTGGAACGGCTTCTCGCACTCGGCGCACTCGGCGCGGCCGCCGGGTGAGCGGTGCTGCATGTCGGTGAACGCCTTGTGCGCGGTGACGACGTGGTCGTGGCAGATACGCACACGCACCCAGGCGTGCTCGGGCTGGTCGAGGATGCAGCCATGGATGTCGGCGACGTGCTCGGCGCGCTTAGTGCACCGCGGTGTGCCCACCGCGCCCTGCGGCAGCTCGCACGTCTGCTCGACCGGGATTACGGGTCCATCCGTCGGGAGGACGATCCGGTTGTCGGTCATGACGCGACTCCCAGCGACTCGGCGACGCACGCGACGAGGTCCCGGGCGGCCGGCGGTGTGACCGCGTTTCCGGCCATGCGGACCTGCTCGCGACGGTTCCCGAGGACGACGTAGTCAGACGGGAAGTCCATGGCCGCGACGATCTCCCGCGGTTCGAGCATCCGGAACCGGACGTCGTCGAGGTCGACGCCGAGGTTCGTCGCGACGCCGTCGGTCTCACGGGTGGTCCGCGTCGGCATGGGCTCGGACGTCGACGTCGCCCGCTCCCGCCATGTCCCACCGCTGGGCGTGACGAGTCCGTGCCGTTGCAGCGTCGTCACCGTCGACAGCGCATCGCTCGCGGGTGTGGTGCTGCCGTTGCCGTAGTACGTCGTCACCAGGCCGTGGTGGTTCCCGGACGCGGTGACCGTCGCGAGCGCTTCCTTCACCGGTCGGGCGACGGACCCGCCCCCGCGCAGCTCGGCGATGAACGCGAGGCCGGTCTCGCTGCGGGTGGTCATCGTGCGCATCGGATCAGCGGCGATGGCGGCCGACTTCCCGTCGCGTCGTTCGACCGGAACGACGAGCGCCTTCGACGACGTCGTGTGCACCGTGCGTAGCGCGTCGTCGATCGGCCAGGCGCGCATGTAGCCGTCCGGCCGCCCGTGCGCCGGGTGACGTGGGTCGGCGGAATCGTAGGTGTTCCCGGCCGCTTCGACGATCAGTGGGGACCAGTACCGCTCGATGCCCGCCCGGATGCGGGCGAGGGTCTTGTCGGCCAGCGGGCGTTGCCGGTCACCGATCCGTTGGCCGGGCAGGTCCCAGTCGATGATGTCCGACGCCGGACGGAAGGCCGGCTCCACCACCGCATTACGGCACTTCACGTTCGGGCAGCGGTACACGTACTGCGCCCGGTACCTCCCCCACGGTGCCCGGTCGGAGCGCTTCCACGACTGCATCGCCCGCACCGGCCCGCACTGAGCACACACCGCCTGCGGGCGCGCGACACGGTGCAGGTCCGGGGCACGGTTCCCGTGCTGCCAGAACACGATGTACATGCGGTCCCGCGACTGCGGCGCCCCGGCCCGTGCACCTGCGCGTGCATGCTGTTGAGGTAGACGACCTCGTGGTGGTAGCCGAGGGAGTCCATCGCCATCAGCCACGCCCGGAACGGGGTCCAGTTCCAGGCGTCGACGACGTTCTCGACGAGGACAGCGCGGTACCGGTGCACCTCGGTGAACCGTACGACGTCCCACATCGTCGCCCGCGACCGTTCGGCGGCGGCGTCGGGCAGCACCTCCCCGAACAGGTCGGGGGTGGAGTCGGCGCGTTTCTTCCCCTTCGCGATGGAGTGATTGGTGCACTCCGGGCTGAACCAGCCGATGTCGGTGGTCGGGAAGTAGCGGGGGTCGATCTGGGAGAGGTCGGCGCAGACGTGGTCCGCATCGGGGTGGTTCTCGTTGTGGGTGTCGACGGCGAGTTTCCAGTGGTTCGACGCGACGCGGACGGTCACGCCGGGAACCTGGGACGCCCCGGTGGACGACCCACCAGCGCCGCAGAACAGGTCTGTGAGGGTCAGCTCGGTCACGACGGCACCCCCGGCACGAGCTGAGCAGCGATGAGCGCGACGGGCAAGAAGCAGGCGAGAGCGAGGTACGCGCGCGCACGGGTGAGCCGGTGTCTCATCGCGCACCGCCCGAAGCCGGCTCGCCGTAGTACAGCCCTGTGGTGTAGTCGAACCCGGCCTCGTTGATCGCGTACATGCGAAGCGCGACGATGGCCATGGTCTCCACCAGCCTGGCGCGCAGTTGTGACGACGGTGCCTTGCTCATCTGGCGGAAGGCCTGCGCCTCAAGACGCTCGACGCGAGCTTCGATGGCCCGGTCGCGCCGATCGACCGGACTCTGCGGGGACACCGCGGCCGCGCTCACTGGGTCTTCGCCATCTCGTCGAGCACCGCGGTGATGCCGTTCCGGTCTTCGGCCAGCTCCTCGATACGGTCGATCAGTCGGTCACGCTCGGCGACCAGCAGAGCGGCGCGCACCTTGTCCGGTGTCTGCCGGCTGGGGTGGCCGAAGTTGGCGGGGTCGACGTCGTTCCGCAGCATCTCCACGACAGAGAGGGCAGTGGCGAGGTCGTCGACGGTGAACGCGGAGGCGAAGTACAGGCTGTCCGGATCGCCGACCCAGTACCGCGCGAGGTCGCGGAGATCGGGCAGGTGGGTGCCGGGGACGCCGTTGGTCCCGACGTACTCCGCGTAAGCGATTCCGGGCGTGACCATCTCGACGATGACGTTGTCCCAGATGTTCCAGTCGGTGCTCATGCGGCACCGCCGGCGGCGAAGAGGACGAGCCCGAAGACGAACCCGAAGAACACGAGCCAGGCGAGCGCCGTGAGGTTGCCGCGGCGCGTGCCGGGCGCGATCGGCGGCAGCTCGGGGATGGGTGTGATCTGCAGGCGGTCGAAGCGCTCGTACGGGTCGACGTCGTGCTCGGTCGGCCACCCTGCTCGGATGAGGTTCGAGAGGTGTTCCCCGTCCGCAACGACCAGCCCGCCGTCGGCCATGGTGCAGGTCCACACCTTCGGGTTGTCCTGCAACCGATGCATCTCCACGACCTCGATCCCGTTGATGCTCAACGGGATTGCACGCGCGCTCACCGCACACGCTCCAACGGTCCGAACCCCGATCGGGCGTTCAGCGCGTTGGCTGCGGCGACGGCCGGCGGCAGGGTGACGGGTGTGCAGTTCGCGCACTCACCACTGTCGAGATCGACCAGCAGGTCGAGTGAACGGCGTGCACAACGCGTGCACTCGATGTAATCGGCTACTCTGGCCATCAGATTTCCTTCCGGGGGATCACCGCCCGTCGCGAGTTGCAGTCGCGGCGGGCGATTTGCGTTTCAGGCGGGGTTGCGCTCCGCGCTCATGGACTCGACGTCACGCTTGTTCACCAGGAACGGAGCCCGGAGACCCTCGTGCACTTTGTTGCCGCGGAGCTGGCCGCGACGGATCATGCGATGAACGGTTCGGACGTCGACACCGAGCGTGCGCGCAGCCTCGGCTGCGGGGATCTGCTCGAGGTCACTTTTTGACACGTGCACAAAGTTAGCCCAGCGCCGAACGATGTGCAAGAAGTCGCCGAACCGTCCTGTTGCCGGCTTTCGGTTCGTGGTCTAACGTTGGGCGCATGACGACGGAGACGACGTGGGCGGTACCGGTGCCGCGGTTCACGGTGCACGACCGGCTCAAGAAGGCGCGGGAGGCCGCAGGCCTCGACCAGCGCGAGCTTGCGGAGCGCATGGGTGTGTCCCGCGGGACGATCAGCAACTACGAGGCAGATTCCGGCAAGTCGTTGCGCAAGATCGTCATCAACGCGTGGGCGCTGGCGACCGGCGTGCCGGTGGAGTGGATCGAGTCCGGAGACGACGGAGGCCCCCGTCCGGATCATGATCCGGACGGGGGCCTCTGCCCTCGGTGCGCCCACAGGGACTCGAACCCCGGACCCAGTGATTAA